GTGGTGATTGGATGTCATTCATGGATATCCTCAGAAAGCAGGGTGAGGAAGTCCATTCTGACATATACGACTTGAGAGGGAACCTAACCCCTAGACAGTTGAGAGATGCGGCAGAGACATGGGAGAGGTACGGGGAGGACTTAGGCCCAAATCTGCTGACTCAGCCAGCACCATTGGAAGATAGAAGAGCAACGGCAACCGGGGACTTCAAGACCAATCCGGGCTTCATGGCGAACGCGACTAAAGTACTGAGGGCAATTTTAGAAACACCAGTCGATGACCAACTGTCTCCTGAGAACTTAGCAAGGGGAGAGATAGAGGAAGTCCTAGAGGAACTCCAAAGAAACTACACTACAGAGATGGAGAGAAGAGCAGAGCAGAGAAAGACATTCGCTAGTAGGGAATTGAATGCCGACAGTCTAGAGGAAATCCTACGAATGGTGTCAAAGTTCAACAGCCCAGCAGAGATGGAAGAGAAGTTCCCGAACAAGAAGAAGTTCACAAAGGAATGGTCTACACAATTTGCAAGGTTCAAAGACAAGATAAACGAGTTTCTGTATCTAGGTGAAAGAATATCGAATGCTGTTCGTGAGGTCTATCTAGAGAAGCCACTCAGTCTCGCTAGGTTCGATGACGAGACAAAGGAATGGATGCAGGAAGAAGAACTAGGATACAAGATGTACAATGGCAAGACATCCAAAGAAGTGTGGGAAGACTTGCTCAACTTCTTGGGCATGGAACAGATGTCACCTTACGACAAGAGGGAATCAAGAAGCCGACTAGAGAGATACGTCAGATTCGATGAGAACAACCTAGAAGAACTATTCAATCTAATCAGAGAGGATAACCTGCTGGAAGCATTCCCCGCTCTGTTTGAAGAATCGTCATTCGATGACTTGGAGAGCGCACTATACATACTCATAGAAGACGTAATGGAAATGCATGACGACTACTTGGATGCAGAGGAAGAAGATGAAGCCACAGAGGAGAACATCGAGAAGTACCTCACAGCAATAGAGTTCCTGATGCATGTGTTTGAAATAACGAGAAGGAAAGATGGAACATTAGCCATTGAGTACATCAATGAAGGTGTAGTAAATGAACTAAAGGAGATAGAGGAACCAAGACCATTCCAATTCAACAGGGAATTCAGAAACATAATAGAGGCCCATGATTTGTACGATGAAGAGGAGGAAGACGAGTGAGTTGGCAAACCATCCTAAAGAAGGATGCCATGTTGGATAAACTCATCAACCATGTTGAGCCTATGTTGCTTGAGCAAGCATTTCTAACATCTAAGAAAAAATTAGAATTGTTGTATGACTACATAGATGAGAATAAAGAAGCGAATGATAGGTTCTATGAATTCATTGAGGAAAACCCTACAGACGATAGTGGTGCAAAAGTAGACTGGGATTCCATATTAGAAGAACCCTCTAGTCTACCTGATGGTGAAATCTCCAAGTCTCTAGTGGAGAAACTCGACCCCAAGGAGAAGAAGAAGATAAAGAAACTCCTACAGTCTGCTCAACCGTCTGAGTTCATGGGTCAGGAGATAACGCAGTTGTCCGATTTGCTGACTGCGATGAAGGGTCTTGACTTGGTGAAGAACGACAAGAACATGCAGAAGAAGTTTGAGAAGTTCGATGAGAACAACTTAGACCTAGTTGCCACTGCGTCTGAGTTACGGAAGGACTACGAGACACTTTACAACCAGTTGAGAGCAGAGATTTATCCAAAGAAAAAGGGGAAGTTAGAATGAACATGAAAGGAATACTAAAAAGGAATCTTAAGGAAAAACTAAATGAGTTCAGGAAGGAGGAAGAGGCATGAGTGACGAGAATAACGAGATGCTACTGCTCCTGAAAGAACTTGTTGGCAAGGTGAAATCCTTGGAAGAGGTCGTTTATCAGAAAGATAATCTACTGATGAAGAGCGGGCTTGTGGTAGTCGATAGCCCAAGGCCATCGATGAACAACGAGCAATCAGGAATGTCAGGAGACACAATAGCGAAGATGGACTGGTCGGAAATCAACCAAATCATAGAGACAATAGAGGGATAGAATGGGATGGGAAAGCATACTGAAAGAAGCAAATCGGGTGGAAGGAGGTCGCAACCCCTTACCTCCATTGGAGAAATACCATCATCTGTCAGAAAGTTTACAAGATGCTATTACTATATACAAACAAGTGCAAGAACTGGCGGATGAAGATAATTTGGATATCACTACTGAAGAAATAGATACACTTGTTAAACAAATATCAGAAACAATGCAACTAGTAAAAGAAAAGAGGAAGTTACGTTTTTTATTCAGATAGGTGATTGAAATGAGTTGGGAAAGCATACTGAAAGAAGAGGAAATCATACAGGAAGCCATTGCGAAGGCAAAGGAGATTATACAGGAAGCAGGACATCTAGGAATCCTTGAGAACAAGGATGACCTGATGGGAGAGGAAGTCAAGGTCAAGAAGCCAAAGAAGAATCCATCAGAAGAGCCAATCCCGAAGACAAGCAACATCGAAGGGAAGGAAAACAAAACAAATGATGGCACTATGAAAAAGTCGTCTTGGTTCAACACTGGTGAAGCGAGACAGGTGTGAGGATGAATGCCTCGTTCTGGTCTAGCATTTGAGAAGGAAGAAGACGGACTCACGAAGAGAGTCCTTGATTTCTTTGAGCGTACTAGATTCGCATACCTATCAGCGAAGGAAGACCCATCAGAATATGGGAAGAAGTGGAAGAGCATCGTCAAGAAGATTCGTGAGGACTTCGACCAGATGAGCAACTTCGCTAGGGAGTTGAAAAAGTACGTTACAGAGAAGATTCTGTTCGATGATGATGTCTATGACCCGAAGTCCGGAACAGCCGAGCGTCTGTTCAAGGAAATAAAGGAGATGAGATTCAAGTCGGAGAAGATAAGCGACCCCTTCTCCAAGTTGCTAGGTGATGATGTCATTGACACATTCATGGAGAAACCAGATGTCTTCATATCATTCATCCATTATGCGATGCGCTCTCATCCTAACAAGATGCCTGACAAGATATACGAGTCACAGAAACTCAAGCCTGACCAGATAACACAAGGAACGATGGGTCTCGACTTGAAGGTAGAGGACATCCCGCTTTACATCATAGAGCATTATGGTGCAGAAGGAAAGGACACTCGTAGGGTCAAGAGCAAGTTCAAGTCGGCATTCTCTAGATTGAAGGAGATGTACAACGAGACCTATCCGGAAGACAAGTGGGATTCTCTTGTTGATTTGGATGTGGTAAAAGCAGAGAAGAGCGAGGAGGAGAAGCAGGAAGTTGACTTCATCATACCCAACAAGCCGATGTATCGAATCTTTGAGACTGATGACTTGAAGCAACTCAAGGGATTCAGCGGTGAGTGGTTGGTTCAAGAGAAGTACGATGGGATGCGAATACAGATTCACAAGGATGGAGACAGCATCAAGATATACTCATTCAACAAGAAGGACATCACGGACAAATGCCCATTGCAAGTCAAGGAGATGGAGAAGAAGAACTTCGGTGACTGCATACTCGATGCTGAACTCACGCTCTTCCTAGATGATGAGCCGTTGCATCGTGCTGATACCGTAGCGCATGTTTTCAAAAAGGAAACCAAGGGAAGACTATCTGCTCACGTTTTCGATATAATGAAGCACGAAGGCAAGATGATTGCAGACGAGCCATTGAGGGAAAGAGTCAACATTCTCTTCTATCAGTACAGTTCCCATTCAACTGAGAACCTAGCCTTCCCATCCAAGAAAGACACTAGGATAGCAGACTCAATCAAGGAGGTCGAGGATTACTCCAAGGTGATAATGGAACTACCATCATCAGAGGGAGTCGTAATCAAAGACATAGAATCCACATACATCATTGGAAGGCAGAAGAATCCAAAGTGGATAAAGTGGAAGAAGTTCGTTGATTTGGATGTCGTGGTGTTGGATTCCAAGAAGACTGCAAGTGGCCTGTACTCTTACACTATGGGAATAGGGCCAGTTAATGCCGAGACAGCGAGAACCTACAAGACCACCGAACTAGGAGATAAGGCATATCTTTCGGTTGGGAAAGCATTGAACACTAAGGAGAAGGTCGATGTCGGTGATATAGTCAGAGTCAAGGTAGATGAGGTGAAGAAGGGCAAAGATGGTTTCAGTCTCTACTCTGCTAAGGTGATAGAGATACCAGAGGTAACCGAGTCTGACAGGGTGGATACTCTAGAGCAACTCTCAACAAAGACGAAGAAATCACTTGACTCTGCTATAGAGTACATCGCTGGTAAATCGGTAGGTGATAGTTTCAAGGTGATGAGTGGTATTGATGAGAAGGTCAAGAAGGGATATTACATCACAGATGACATACATGGAACTGCTGAGATAATCCTCAAGTCTGACCTAGATGGGTTTACCATCTATGGTTTCAGCGGTGATGACCTGATGCAGAAAAATGCACTGTACAACATCGACATCTGGAAGGAACAAGTGACCGAGATACTCAAAACGAAAAGGTCCGAACTGAGGCTAGGAATCAGGAATGACATTATTGAGTATGGTGATGACCCAAAGCCATTTGACAAGATACTAGAGTTCGTGGAAGAACACTACAAGGAAGTCTACGAGGAACTGTTTGAGATGAAGCCTGAGAAACTCATGTCATGGATGAAGAAGCAGGAGGACATACAGTATGTTCATCCCAACAAGTTCCAAGCGAGAGATGACGTTCTTGAAAAAGACGTTGAGGAGTTAAAAAAAAAGGACACGCCTGACAAAGGCAGATTCAAGTTGTTCCAACGAGAAGACGGGAACATAGACTTCGTAATCAGAGCAGGTGGCGAGAAGATGGCTTGGACAATAGACATAGAAGACACAGAAGACATATTCAATCTGTTTGGAAAGTCAGGTAAGTTTCCGGCAATTGTAGCAACTACTGTCAACGAGGAGAAACTTCTCGATGCAGGTGATTTGGAACTAGGAGTTCAGAAGGATGGATACCATGAGTACAGATTAGATGGTGACAAGTTCCAGACTAGAATGCATGTGAGAGTTGTTCCATTAGATGAACAAAAGACATGGTTGGCTTGGACTGGAAAGAAGCAGGAGATGTTGGATAAAACAGATGACGAAGGAGTATGGATAATATCAGAAGATAAGTATGCTGATTTGCCATTTCCGGAAGAAAATAGCGAGTAGGTTAAATAGTAAAAGAAACAGGTGATTGGAGTGTCGGGAAAGACAGGAGTATTATTGAAGGCAGAAACTAGTGCTGAATTTAACATATTAAAGTCAGATAATCTAGTAATTGGAGGGTATGCATCTATAGAAATTGTAGACAAGCAAAATGACCTAATTACACTAGATGCGTTGGAAGAAGCAGTCAAGAAATACATGGAAGAAGAAAAATACAGAAATGTAATGTCAAATCATTCAAATGTTCAAGTTGGGGAGGTTGTAGAAAAATACCGAGATTCAAACGGTGTCTTACACAAAACTGGTGTAGATGACGTTGGATTCTATGTAGTAATCAAGATGCGCGATGACATCGAGAAGGCTAAGGAAATCTCAAGAGGTATTAGGAAAGGAACATTACGGTCTTTCAGCATAGGTGGACAAGCGATATCAAAGAGACAGAGAAAATCTGAGGAGTTTGGGGAATACAACGAGATAGAAAAACTTGAGTTGCATGAAGTTACTGTCTGTGAAAAAGGAATAAACCCGGAAGCAAAATTCGACATTTTAAAAATGGAGGAAAAAGAAATGAGTGAAAAACTGGAAAAAGCACTTGAGGAGTTAAATGACTTGATGAAGCAAGTCAATTCCCTCCGCAAGGAAGAAGAAGAAGAAATGGAGAAAGGTGACATGTCAGAGATGATGGACACTGATGAAGACGAGAAGATGATGTCTGAAGAGGAGAAAATGGGCGGCGAGATGAAGATGGCCGATGAAGACGACGATATGGAGGAGAAGGCTCTTGATGAGGATTCAACAAGAGACTACGAGGCCGGAGAGGAAGTCGTCAGCGGTGGCAACCCAACTGCAACCCCTGCACCTCTAAAGGTATCAAAGGGATTGGAGAACAGCGATTTCTCCACTCTTGACCTAAGCGTTGAGAATGTCGAGAAGGCATACGAAGCGTTCAAGGCTGAGAGACTGGAAGCAATGGCTTACGAATCCCTCAACAAGGAATTCAGTGACCGTCTAGAGGCAGAACTATCCGTCAAGAAATCAGCCGCAGAGAGAGCAGAGTACGATGCTCGCAACGATGTGGCCGCTCTTAAGGAAGAGTTCGCTGAACTACGCAAGTCTCTTTCGGCAGAAAGCGATGAGATAAGGAAGGCAAAGGAAGTTGCGTTTGAGTTACCAGAAGGTATCCCAACCAACCTACAGGAAGCCGCCGAGATTTCATGGAGTGACATTCACAATATTGTGGAGAGGTATCAGTGAGGTGATGAAGTATGAGTAATGGACATATTAGAACAATAGCAGACCTAGAAGCCAGCACCTATGGCATGGTCGGAGGAACAGGGAATGCCCTGCTAAAGAGCAGTGGAGTAGTTGGAGGATTTGGAACGCCGCACGACAATTCGGCAAACAACTTCTCCGGAGCAAGTGGACTTGGTGACCTATACAACTTGCTATACGGACAGAAAGTCTGGTCGATGCTAAATCAGGAAGTCAACGCACTGTCGATGATTTCCAAGAGGCCATACACTTCCAGTGGTTGGAGAGTTCTCAAGAGCCGACCTGCTGGTGGTAGTGGAAACGCATTCGCTGTTGGTACAACCGACCCCGGTGCAAGCACGGCTGACCTATCTGGAATATCCGCAGACAAGATTGGTGGTGTCGGAGAGAACGCAGTGCTTGGAGGAGATGCTTCATTCAGAGCATTGTCTCCTGAGTACACCAAACTCTACGTCAGTCCAAAGACTGTGGCACACCTCTTTGAGTTCTCTGAACTCGGAATGGAGTTGGCCGCAATCGATGACGGTGTTGGTGACATCCGCTCCATAGTTCGTGAGGACATGGGTAAGCACCATGCAGAGGTTCAGAACAAGATGCTTCTGATGCCACTAGAGTTCTACGATAAGGCAGAGTACGACGAGATTGAGGAGAACTACACTTCTCTAATGAAGATAGTCTCGTCTGCTGGTGAACTAGCCGCAATGGGTGACGCAGACATGGGTGAGCAGAGTGCCGCCGCCGCAACACTGCCAGTCACACAGACCAAGATTTTCGGTGCAACCAGAACTGTCGCTAACAGCAGTGGTGACTACACTGGTACTGAGGACTTCCTCTCAGCAGAGGTTGACTTCGGTGCAGGATACGCCGCTGGTAACGCAAGGGTTCTAACACTGACTATCTTGAACGACATGATTAGGAGAATCAGGCAGAACGGAGGTAACCCCAAGGTCATGCTAACTGGATACGATACTATCCAGCACATATCTGACCTACTACAGAGCCAAGAGAGGTTCATGGACAGGAAGGAAATCGTACCCACCCACAATGGAGTTCGTGGAGTCAAGGGTGCAGAGGTTGGTTTCAGAGTTGCAACATACTACGACATACCAATCATTCCAGCCAAGGACATGCCTCAGACTGGTAATGCGACTGCGAACAAGTTGAGTGACATACTCATCCTAGACACTGACCATCTGTGGCTATCGGTGATGAAGCCTACTCAGTACTTTGAGAATGGTATCACTAACGGTGACCCATTCGGTGTTGGAAAACTTGGGAACCAAGGAATGTACCGCACCATGGGCGAGACTGGTTGCTCCTTCTTCAAGGGCCAAGGAAAGATTACCAACATAACGAGTGCGTGAGGTGTTTAAGTGGCAGTTACAGTTACTTTAATCCCTGACCATAAGGGCTTTACTGGCCCGAAGGTTATGGGCGATGAGTATTATGTTGACGCGCTTTGCAACGTCACTTCATACACGACTGGCGGAGAAGTGGTAACAGCGGCATCTTTGGGTCTATCTAGCATAACCCAAGTGTTGATTACTGGTAGAGAGGAGTCTGCATCCAACGTTATAGTAGACAACGTACATGCAGAAGTTAGTGCGACAGGGGACTATGAGTCCAATACCTCGTTCAAACTACATGCAACCATAATGTCAACTGGTGCGGCAACCGGAAGCGGAGCCACGACAGTCAACATGGTAAGAGTCCGAGTATACGGGCTTCTTTGAGTAAAACATAAAGTAGCGGCCCTCTTCCTAGAGTAACAGGAAGGGGGTTGCTACCCCTAATTTATGGTGTGAATATGGCAGTAGTAAGAAGCAAAAACGGTGGTAAAATACAGTGGCAGGGATACACCTTTGATAGGAACGGTACAAGGGTTCCTACACGAAAGGGTATCGTGCTTTATGGTGATAAGAACGTACATGTCGAATTCACAGCAGACGACAAGAGAGAGATTCAAAGACTAATGGAGAGGAATCCTCACAAGGTAAAGCACCTATCCAAAATGCTGAAACTTCGCGGTCCAGATGGAAAGGGTGTGATGGATAACCTATATCCAAAGTCCAGAACAGAGAAACTAATGGGAAGAAAGAAAGTTCCTGAGCCTGAGATAGCAGAGGTAAAGGAAGAGCCAAAAGAAGAGAAGAAGGAGGGAAGTCCACTTCCTCCTGACTTGAACAAACTCACAGTGAAAGTCCTAAAGGAACTCTTGGAAGAAAGAGGACTTTCTACAGAAGGTAGAAAAGCAGACCTGATTAAGACGCTAACCGAGGGAGCATAATGGCAAGCAGTGGGACTTGTTTTACCAGCGGTGTAAGAACTGCTGATGCTATCATAAGAACAGGTAGATGCAAACTGATTTCCATACACGCATCTACAGTCACAGATGGGACATTCACCGTACAAGTCTACGACAGTGCCGATGGTACAGGACTAGGTAGTGGCGGTGAAATAGAGGTGGCACGATTGCAAATACACTCTACAGGAGCAACTAGAGCGCAATCACTGGAATATGACATGCATGGGGTAGTATGCCAAAACGGTATTTACGTTGACGTAACGGGTACTGGTGCTTACTCGATTGAATTTGCGTGATAAATATGCCAAGTATAGATACAGACACAAGACTAGTGATGACAATACTGTTCGTAGGAGCAGTCAGCGGGATAAACATCTATTTCTATTCCCAGTACGGAATGAGTTTCCCATACGGAGCAGAGGAACATGCTGTCCTCTTTGGGATATCCACCATAGGTGGGATTATGATTTTGAAAGCCCTATTCGATATGATTCTCAATGATTGGATTGAGGAATTCTTGCTACAGAGGAGAATAGATGCTTATTGGGCTAGGAAGGCTAGGGAAGAGGAGAACAGAAAGAGAGTCAGGGACTCTTTCAGGCAGTTCCAACAGAACTGGAACCAGACAGTGGTTTCTCCACCTAACGTCTATGGTGACAGCAACCTTCCAAATCTGAACCCAAACACACCGGGTTCTTTCTTAACCTTGGAAACAGAACAGTGAGGGAGTGATGTGAGTGGTCAGCGAAATCCTATTTGGAATGGATGAGTCAACTCTCGCATATGACTTACAAAGAGCGCACTCTGCTGACATTTGGTTTCTCAGGGCTAGATTTTGGTTTTGGGGCGCAGTAGCATCTCTCACTAGTTTCGTCATAGGACAGGCATTTGCCATAGCAGGTGTGAATACTCTATCCATCGCATGGAATGGCTTTATGGATTTCTGGAATCACCTGTGGTGATACCTTGTCAGTAATGGCAGGATTTGCCATATTGATAGTCGAGGGACTTAACAAGATATACCAGAGAATACACGCAATTAACTTCGGAATATACGGAGCAAGCCAAGCAGGAAAAACAACGTTGAATCACCAGTTGAGAACAAGGGGTGAGGTTCCTGATATTCGACATAGGACAGAAGGATTGCAACGTGCAACTAGGAAGTATGTCAAACTAGACGGAGATGCACACACGGTAAAGACCGCTGACTTAGGAGGGCAGACGGTCTACTGGCAAGAGTGGATTAAGGATATGAAAGAAAGGAGAGTCAAGTATGTCATATTTATGATTGACGACAGGCATATGAACAAGCACTATGACATAGAACAGCAGTTGTGTTGGACATTCCTAGTTGATACGATATGCGAACCATACTGGCATCACAATGGGAAAAAGAGGAAGAAAAGAGAGGCAGACTACCCGATTGCAGTATCCATATGGGCTAACAAATACGACCTATGGAAAGACAGGTATGATTACGATGGGC